ATTCCAGTAGCCTTAGTAACACGTTCAATAGTATCACCAAGACCTTTATCGTTTTTTAGCATTTTTTTCCAAGACATATAATCAACTCCTTAAGGCTCAGTAAAATAAGGACCGTATTCATCATAACTTCGTTTCTCTCTTTCATATTCTTCTTGACGTTTTCTTTTTATTTCTTCTTGTTCTTCAGGACTTAATGCATTCCATTCCTCTAATAACTTTTTTTGTCGAATTTCCATCTCTACGAACGTTGGAAGTTTAATACCCATTAAAACACGAGAAAATATTCTAAGCGCATTATATCCAGTTTTGTTTGCTACTTCTTTGAGTTTATTCAGAAAACTCTGTTTTTTATCTGCTTTTAATATATCTTCCCAAGTCATAAATTTCTCCCCGTATATTCTTTTGAATCTAACATAGATTTAATTTTTTTCATCCAAAAATCATCTTCTCCTTGATTCCATAAATCAATAACATTAGCACCTCTTTTTGGTTTTTGTGTTTCTTCACAGCCAAAAGGACATTGATAACCAAATAATTTAATAAAAGGTTGAGGCGCACCCTTTTCAGTTGTTATCGAAAAAATAACTGCTTCATTATGATTAGGGTTCGCCCTTGCATAATATTCACCATTTGATAATCCTTCAGAACGAACTTTAGTTATAAAACTTTTAATATCACCATGTTTCCCTTTCCCACCTCTCTTTTTTAAACTACCTATAAAGTGAGCATCTAAATAAACAGTTAATTCTCTATGAAGTAAACCATATGATTGTTGAGTAACTCTATCGGACCTGTTTAATACTTCCCAACCTTCACGTTCTCCCGGAATATCAAACTTCTCTAAATCAAAACGAGTATTAGAACTTTTAGACATTTCTGTTAGTATTTGTTTTAAATATACC